TCTTACTTCTGTGTGGAGAATCTTCTTCTAAATCCACGATTCCAAAGAATTTAAATCCAACTTCTTTCATTATTTGATAAAATTCTGAAACAAAAAATACTCTACCTCCTCTATCTTGAACATTCACTTCGTAGGGAATGTTAATTGAGACTCTACCGTCATCTTTAATCAATCGGTAAGTTTCTGTTAACCATTCTCTTGTCCAACCCCAATATTTATCCATAGGTAAGTCATCTATGTGGGTGTCATACTTAATTCCGCAATTATATGGTGGTGATGTCACAACCAAATCAATACACCCATCAGATAATGTTTTCATTACCTTGATGCAATCTCCATTTATTATTTTTCCTGTTTCCATAATTTTTAAATTCCTGCGGTTAAATGATAATTAAATCCTTTACTAGTTGTATCACCATATGATTTATAAATTTCATATGATTTTTCATCATATATAATTTCGTTTACTACTTCGACTCTACAACCAACATCATAGACTTTTAATCTTAATTTATCAATATCAAAATCTTCTTCAAGTGGTATATCATAAATTACTTGTTCACCTTTACAATAATTTTCAACAATTAAAAAAGCTTTATTACTACAATATTTTTCTTCGTAATCAATTTTTTTTATATCCAAAACTTCTGTTTCATAAACAACTTTTCCATCTTCATCTTCAACTCTTAAAATAAATGAATCCGCAAAAGGCCCCATAATAGATTCGTTTGGCGAATCAAGGAAACTTTCAACTTCTAATATTTCACATATATCATCGCATTCCATCTCATCTTGTTCTACCCCGTTATCTCGAAAAGTTTCGTATTGTTTTGTGTTTAATTCAAATGGGTAAAGTTCAGCTCCTTTACCAGCTAAAATAATTTTGTAGTATTTCATATTATTATATCAATTAAAATATCCATTACTAACACAGTTGTTAACACTATTGCCACACCAATTAAAATTCCCATTACTATCATCATTTACTTATCAATTTTAAAATTAATACTACATTCAATAACAAACTTACATACACTAAACTACCTATCATATCTTATCTTTTTTTAATTAAACCATTTCTGTAATTATTTGAGCTAATTTATATCCTGCAAATGCTCCTCCCGCGGCCGAACCAGGGAGAACTATAAACTTACCTAAAATTGTGTCATATTTTTTTCTGTTGACAATATACGAAATTAAAACGTAATACAAAATATAATTTATTAAAACTAAAAAGTCCAATTCTTTTGCGACAAACACAACAATAGAATTACCTAAAAATCCCCACATAAAATTAATAAAAGTTTCTCGTAGTAATTCACTTGGTGTTGTAATTGCATCTAAAACTGAAATTTCTTTACTAAGTCCTGTTTTATTTTTCGATGTTTTCAATATGGTGTTGGAGGTACCAAAGTCCTTTTCTGAGGTCTTCAAGTTCTGTATCTTTTCTTTTTTTTCCTGCACGACTAATATATTTTATTGCATTTCCTAAACTAAACCCTAAATCCCAAGCGTCAATAACTTTTATTGCTTCGTATTCATTATTTTTACCAAATTGGTAATGGTCAGGATGATTTACCATTTCTTTTTCTATGTTAACATTAGATGAATTTACACACTGGCAATTACCATCTCCCCCATTTATTGGGTTACACGCACAATTATCTTTCATTTATATTATTAGTTTTTGTTATTAATAAACTATCTGTTAATATTCTTTTTAAGAACTCTAATTTTAAATTTATATTTTCCATTTTATTATATTTTAAAGATAAAAAGGGTTATTTAACCACTCGTTAAACCTTTCAGTGTTAATCAAATTTAATGATTTTTTTCTATTTTTATCAAAAATAGAAAATTCATAATATTCATTTTTTTTATCACATAATTTTTGAGACCCCCGTTTAATTATCCCAACACCCCAATCACAATCAATTACACACATATCTAAATTAGGATTAGTACATCTTAATTTATAAAAGGATTTCCAAACAGTACCATTCCATAGACCCGTTGCTGGAGTATCATAATTTGAATAATCCTCTCTAGCATGATGTAAAGTTGGTGGATTACAGTCATGAACAACAATAATTCCATTTTCAGAAAGGTGATTCAAGGAGTTTGTAATATCCCTTTCAACTTGGTACGACAAATGAAGTCCATCAATAAAAATTATATCCCATTTATAATTAGAATTTTTATCTAAACTACCGGAATCTAATTGTTTAAAAAATTCGTCAGATGTTAATTTATATTTAACATTATTTATGTGGTTTTCAAATCCTGGGTCAACACTATCTTTTAATTCACAATTTATTAGGTCAAAACACTCAAAAGTATTTCTTACACCAATTTCAAGATACGATTTAAAATTGTATTTAGTTATTAAATCATTAATTATTGTAATTCTGTCCATTTCTATTTTATATTAAATCTTATTTTTCATTTATCTTATTAGTTCTTGTTATTAATAAACTCTGGTTTAACATTTGCTTTAGACTCCATCATTTTTTCAGATAACTCATAATCATCATCATTTTTATACTCCTCCAAAAGTTCTTCTGCGGTCGGTATTCCATTGTATTTAGATTTTAAATCATCAAAGTTTTTAGTATTAACATTTGAAAACATATTACTTAATGTAACCGATAATTCGTCAGCCATATCAATAGTATCACTAATTGCTTTGATAACCTCGTATGGGTTTGCATTGGACGCTGGCCGTCTATCTTCAAGATACCCTTTCCATAATTCTGCAACTAACCTTGGAACTCTAATTGAAGCTCCTCTGTCACTTACCCCCCAACTAAATTTATGGATTGATTGTGTCTCATGTTTACCAGTTAATCTAAGATTATTATCTGAACCGTAAACTTCAATATGTTGTTCTTTTCTTGACTCAAGCGCATTGAATAGTGTTTTGAAATAACCTTCACCCCCAACTTCTCTCATCTTTTTTGTTGAAAAGTTTGTATGTAAACCCGAACCATTCCAATCACCCGCAGTAATAGGTTTTGGGTGGTAGTTAATATGATATCCGTATTTTTCAGATAATTTCTCCATCAAATATCTTGACATCCATAAATCATCACCAGCTTTAATTTTACCTTTAGCAAACACTTGATATTCCCATTGTCCCAAAGCAACTTCAGCATTAACTCCGGTAATTTCAATCCCCATATTTAAACATAAATCCATATGTTCTTCAACTAATTGTCGTCCAACAACATTACTACCGACACCACAATAGTATTTACCTTGTCCTTCAATATGACCTCGATTAAATCCTAATATTGATTTCCCAATACCCTCTTGAATAAAATATTCTTGTTCAAACCCAAACCACATATCATTAACCTCGTCACCTAACATGGTTCTATGGTTTGATTCGTGTGGTGTTCCGTCAGGATTCATTACCTCACAAAACACATACACTTTATTATAACAATCATTCTCACGATATATTCGAACGGGTTTTAATATACAATCAGAACTATATCCTTCGGCTTGTTTTGTTGACGAACCATCAAAGTTCCATTCAGGTACTTTTGTTAAATCAGTAATCACACCTTCAATTACTTTTATCTTACTTCTTAAATTAGGTTCTGGTGCATATCCATCTAACCATACATATTCAATTTTTATCATCTTTTTTACTTTATTTTATTTATATAATACTCACTGATTTTTAATTTTATTTCTTCATCAGTTAACTTTTTAATATACCACTCGTAAACTTTAGACGCAGTTTCATCCATAAAAATAAAAGAATCCGCCTTAAATAACATATCTAATTTTTCATTACCTTCTAAGTAATGATTGATGCTATCAATATCAATAAATCTACTTTTGAGCCCCATTATTCTATATATTTAACCGTTTTTTTACTACCACCACTTTGACTGATATATGTTAATACTTTTCTTTTAAAGATTGGTATTAACGTTTCCTCAAGCGGAAATATATCTTTACAAAACATTTCAAAAACAGGATTATTAACTTCCTCATTCTTTTCATATGTTTTAGAAAATTTAGAAATAATTTCTAACATTGTCAAATTATTTTGTGGTCCTTCGTAAACTAATTTTGTAGTTGTTTTACTTTGATTCTTAACCCTATAAACTTTTTTGGTGGTATATTGCCATACATAAACAATATTTTTAGATTTAAAATAAAAAAACCCTGAATTACTTTTAAAATTATTTTTATTTTTTTTTACAACAATATCGAC